TATTGACGGAGCTATTCCTACAAAACAATATTCTGAAAAGTTATTTGAAATATTGAATAATATCAATTCTATGGAGTCAGTTCTGGAAAATAACAAAAATGTATTAACAGATTTAGCTTATAAAAAATGCAAAGAAGCTATATTAACTCTTAAGCAGAGAAATGATATTCTGGAATTTGAAGATATGAAAATCGATAGCGTTGTAAAGTATTTTTTAACTAATTTATCAGAAGTTACTCCATTAGCTTTACAAAAACTACTTTATTACGCTCAGGGATTTTACAAAGCTTTCACTGGAGAGTTTTTGTTTGAGGAGGATTGTCAGGCATGGGTGCATGGCCCTGTTTATGTAAAAATATACCATAGATATAAAAATATGGGGTGTAATCCTATAGAAAATGAAATACCTTATAATTATTGTGATCTTAATATTTCAAATGTTGAAAAAGAAATATTAGACAGTATTATAATTAATTTCGGGTGTTATAGCGGTAAGATACTTGAAAAAATGACGCATTCAGAACAACCTTGGTTAGTTACTAGAGATGGCCTTGCTGCTGATGCTCCTTCAAATGAAATCATTAGAAAGGATTTGATTACAAACTATTTTGAACAAATTAAGCGTAAATATAATATCTTGAATGCTACAGATATTAGGGACTACAGTAAGGATCTATTTGAAAAAAGCTATTTAATTAAAATAGGGGCACTAATTTAATTAGAAATAAACCTGTCTGGTTGTCCAATTAATATATGTTAAGAAAATAGTATAGAAATGTATAATTAACTCTCAGTTAAGTCTGGGGGTTTTTTTCTTGAAGGAATGAGAAAGGTAATTCATAAATTTAGGGATAGCAGTAGAGATGGAGTATAGTTTACAGCATATATTCCGCATTCATGATAAAGATTTAAAAAATATAAATTTTTCAAAAGATGAGAGTAAATGTGATAGAAAGAGAGTGTCTTCTTAATGTAATATTATAATAGGCGAGGAATTAAAGTATAAACCATTACAGAAATCTGTGGTGGTTTTTCTTATGCAAAAACATAAGGAGGTTTAAAGCTATGCCAAGAAAACCACCAAAGCCTTGTAGTTATCCTAGCTGTCCTGAGCTTACATATGGTAGGTACTGTGAAAAGCATCAAAAGGAAATAGATCGAAGCTACAATAAAAACTGTAGACCTTATGGATACCTTTATAACACAAGCAAGTGGAGGAAGCTTCGTAAGCAATTCCTACTTGAGCATCCACTTTGTGAAGAGTGTAAAAGAAAGGGTATTGTTACTGCTGCTGAAGTTGTTGACCACATTAAGTCTCATGAAGGTGATGAAAGGTTGTTCTGGGATGATACCAACTGGCAAGCCTTGTGCAAGTGTTGTCATGATAAAAAGACTGCCAAGGAAGATGGGCGTTGGGGAAAGAAAGGAAGAGTTTACTCCTATTAAAGTTATCAACAACAATATGTTAGCAACTTGTGGACAATTTGTTGATAAGTTTTTGCGAGGGGAGGGGCATCATTATCCTTAGAGCTTGATTTGCCTACGTCGGGCGGTCCCCTTCGTGTGAAAAATCGCAATATTCCAGAGGGGGATATAAGAACAACTTTAAATATAAAGAACCTTGGATTTGCAAAGATTTAGGAAGTATTACACCTTAAAAAAGCTATTTAGAAACATAAGCTTTTTAGGGTGTATTTTTATTGATTTTTATAAAGGGTGGTGAAGTTATTGGATATTCAAAAAATAGCAGTTGAAAAATTGAATCCGGCTAAATATAATCCACGTAAAGATTTAAAACCAGGTGACATTGAATATGAAAAATTGAAAAAGTCTATTGAAACCTTTGGATATGTAGAACCTGTTATTTGGAATAAAAGAACAGGTAACATTGTGGGTGGGCATCAAAGATATAAAATCTTAAAAGAGCAGGGTGAAAAGGATATTGAATGTGTTGTTGTGGATATGGATGAATCAGAAGAAAAAGCATTAAACATTGCTTTAAATAAAGTATCTGGTGATTGGGATTTACCAAAGCTTGCCGATTTGATTGGAGAACTTGATAAAGCTATGTTTGATATCTCTCTTACGGGTTTTGATTCTGCAGAGATAGATGATTTATTCAGCAAAGTTCATGACAAAGAAATAAAGGAAGATGATTTTGATGTTGAAGAAGCATTAAAAGAACCAGCAGTTTCAAAGCAGGGAGATGTGTGGCTCCTTGGAGGGCATAGACTTATTTGCGGAGATAGTACTGAAGCTAAAACTTATGAGGTTTTAATGGAGGGAAAGAAAGCTAATCTTGTGGTTACAGATCCTCCTTATAATGTTGCCTATGAAGGAACTGCTGGTAAAATTCAAAATGACAATATGGCTGATAAGAATTTTTATGAATTCCTACTGAATTTTTATAAATGCACTTTTGAATATATGGCGGATGGTGCTCCTATTTATGTTTTCCATGCAGACAAAGAAACGGTTAATTTTAGGACTGCTTTTAAGGATGCAGGGTTCTTTTGCCATGAAACCTGTGTGTGGGTAAAAAATGCTCCGGTACTTGGAAGGTGTGATTATCAATATAATCATGAACCTATACTTTATGGATGGAAGCCAACTTGTGGTCATAAATTTTATGGAGACAGAAAGCAAAGAACCACTTGGAATTTTGATAGACCTACAAAGTCAGAGCTGCATCCAACTATGAAACCTTTAAATTTAATAGCCTATCCAATACAGAATTCAAGCTTAACAAATTGTATTGTGCTTGATCCTTTTGGTGGTTCAGGAAGTACATTAATAGCTTGTGAGCAGACTAATAGGATTTGCTTTACTATAGAGCTTGATGAAAAATTTGCTGATGTTATAGTAAAAAGATATATAGAGCAAGTAGGTACTGATGATGAAGTGTTTCTTATTAGAGATGGTAAAGAGTTATCCTATAAAGATATCAAAAAAAGTGAATAAACCCCTTGCTATTATGTGTTTTTAGAGTGATATATGTAACTACCGAAACACAGGGAGGAATGAAGATGGATAGAAAAGAGATAGTTAAAACTTTAAGTGAGGCTTTAGGTGTTACAGCAAAGTATCTTGGGGCACCAAGCTTTTCTTATGAAGTTAAAACTGAAGCAGAAACATATACAATTGATAGACATGGAAACATTACGAATTTACAAGGTAGTGTGGTTACAATTGATGAGATTTTAAAAGAAGAGCATCTTGAAGAAAAAATAGAAGAGACAACTATTGATAAGCTTGAATTAGAAATTCCATTGAGAGAACATACAGGAAAAACACTAATGAATATTTTAAATATGCTTTACAGTAAACAGCATCTAATTTTTAAAGCCTTCAAATTAAAAGAGCCTTTTATTGAAGAAGCCTTTATAGAGAATTTGAATTTAAAGAAAACAGAAACTTTAGAAGAATTTAAAGAAGCTATTACTGAAGTCGGAGTGGAGGGTTGCAAAGGCATAACCTTTAATTTTGAAAAAGGAACCCTTACCTTTAAATTATTAAGTGAAAACCTAAGTCATGAAAAAATATCTGCATTTATAGAACTTGTTTCTTTTATAAATGTAAACGCCAAAAAGCTAAAACACACCTCTTTTAAGCAAGCTCAGGAAGATAATCCTAAATATGCATTCAGAACCTGGCTCACTCGCCTTGGTATGAATGGAAGTCGTTATAAAGATATAAGGAAAACACTTCTTTCAAATCTTGAAGGTAGCGGTGCTTTTAGAAAAGTACCACAGGAAGGAAGTGTTGAAATAAATGGATAAATTTTTTGTTCAGAAAACCTGTGATCGATGTGGAGGAAGCTTAAAGGATGGCAGAATAATGTCAATGTGCAATGAGGATTGTATTTGTTTAAGCTGCAAGGAAAAGGAAAGGAAACGTAGCGATTATAAGGAAGCTGTAGAAGCTGAATATGAAGAAGTTAAAAAAGGAAATTATAACTACAAAGGTATAAAAGGTTCAATATGATAAAGATATATAAATTAATTAATTGAACAAGATTAAAGAATTATAATGTAAACAAGATTAGTAGAATTGTATATAGGTTAGATATAGTGTCAAAAATCAATTATAGAATGATTGCGTAGGAGGTGCACTATGTTAATACTTAACCCAGTGGATTGGTTAAAAATAATAGTTTATATACTTAGACTAATTATAGATGGAATGTCTAAAGGAACGGCAGTTGCAATGACAGCTGCAAAGTTTAGAGTTTCAGAAAGTGAGATATGGAAACACGGTGGATTCTAGACAAAGGATATTATGATGAAAATAAGAAATAGTTAGGGGAATATGACCTCTAACTATTTTTTGTGATGGGAGGTGATACCTATGGCTCAAAGAGGAAGAAAACCAAAGCCTACAGCAATTAAAGTCCTTGAAGGAAATCCAGGGAAAAGACCCCTTAATAAAAATGAACCAAAACCAGAGAAAAAGGCTCCTAAATGTCCGGTTTGGCTTGAGGCAGAAGCTAAAAAGGAATGGAGAAGGATGAGTAAAACTTTAGAAGCTATAGGTGTCTTAACTCAAGTTGATGCATCAGCTTTTGCAGGCTACTGCCAAGCCTATGCAAGGTGGAAAGAAGCAGAAGAGTTTTTATCAAAGCATGGTACTATTTTTAAAACACCATCTGGATATATTCAGCAGGTTCCTCAGGTATCTATTGCTCAGACTTATCTAAAAATTATGAAGGACTTTTGTTCAGAGTTTGGACTTACTCCTGCTGCAAGGTCAAGAATATCTGTGTCTACAGCGGAAGGAAACTATGAGGACCCAATGGAGGATATCCTTAGGGTGGTGAGGTGATGTTTGATGCAGTGAAAGCTCAAAGAGCTGTAAATTTTATAAATAACCTTAAGCATACTAAAGGAGTATGGCATGGAGTTCCTTTTGATTTACTAACTTGGCAGGATAAAATAATCAGAGATATTTTTGGAACTGTTAAAGATAATGGCTTTAGACAGTATAACACTGCTTATGTTGAAATACCTAAGAAGAATGGTAAATCAGAAATTGCAGCAGCTATAGCACTTTATCTTACCTGTGCAGATAGTGAATGGGGAGCTGAGGTTTATGGTTGTGCTGCAGATAGGCAGCAAGCTTCAATTGTTTTTGATGTAGCTGTAGATATGGTGGATCAATGTCCAGCACTTAAGAAAAGAATAAAACCTATAATATCTCAAAAGCGATTAGTATATATGCCTCTTGGAAGCTTTTATCAAGTTCTATCTTCGGAGGCATTTTCTAAGCATGGACTTAATGTACATGGAGTTATATTTGACGAGCTTCATGCACAACCAAACAGAGAACTTTATGATGTTATGACAAAGGGCAGTGGAGATGCTAGAATGCAACCACTGTTCTTTTTAATTACCACAGCTGGTACTGATAGAAATTCTATATGCTATGAAGTGCATCAAAAAGCGGATGATATCTTAAGAGGTAAAAAACATGATTCTACTTTTTATCCTGTTATATATGGAATAAAAGA